AAGTATCTTTTGACATAGTATGCAGATAAAAATACAATGCATCATATAAAACATGGGGTTCGCAAGTATTGGCAATATCGGACGCCAATTCGCAAAAATTGACTTGGCTTAACTCAAAATAGCCCTCAATCTTTTTAATTCGTTTGGCGGCGATAAACCCTTTACAAAATTCTATTAGATTGGCTTTTTTAAAATCATCGAATGGCCCAACACAATCAATATAATTGCCCGAATTTTGATCATCCTCGGATGCGTAAGTACAAAAACCCCAATCCTCACCTTCTGTAGGAATGCTGCAATCATTATTGTTTACGGCAAATATGATGCCATATTCCCTAAAATGTAATTCGTAATGGTCGCAACCACCACCAGTATAAACTTCCTCGATTTCTATTTTTCTCATTTTGTGTTTTCCTTTAGTTTAAGATTAGTTGAAATATTGCTAAGATTAATGGCGATACTACTAATAGAGTAATGATTAAAATGTCGGATTGTTTCATGGCTTTTTATCCTAATCCCCAGTAAAGTAAAAAATCATGTCATCTATGGCGATTTGGAAAGCTTCAGAGTTCTTTACTGTTGAGAGTAAGAAATCTTCCGAATGAGGGATTTCGTTTAAGTATTTAAGGATTTCTTCCAAAGCAAAAAACTCGCTCAAATCATCCCAGTTTTTTAGATCCACATCTTTCCAATTTTGCGAATCGGTTTTTAATTCTTCGAACCTATCCACCAACTCGGAAAACCAAAAATCCGTTTGATCGGTAAAATCACACATTGGGTAAAACTGTTTTAATTGGGTTTGTGTCATATTGTGTTTTCCTTTGTTGGGGGCTTTTGCCCCCATTTGTTTAGTTGAATTTAATATGCGCTTTAGAATCAGCATATGAGAATTGACGGCGTGAGGCGATCGCTTCACATATTGCGCTATTGTGTTTTACTACTTTTTTATCATGTGGCGCAAAGTATGAGAACGGTACATCATTTCTTAGGGCTTCTCTAAATGCTATTTTGTGGGCTTTGTTCATTTTGTTTTCCTTTCGTTTGTTTGTTAATTACTACAATTACAGTTTAACAGAATTATAGAATAGTGCAACAATTATTGTTGCAATTTAACAAAATAATTTGTTTGTGGACAATTTGCATTGTCCATGTGGATAATGATGTGGATAGTGGCAATTGCCATGAAAGCATTACCAAACTTCGATGTGGATATTGTGGATAATTATATTTGACTTATCTTTTAAGAGTTAAAAAGTGTGTATATATGGTTGCTATTGTAGCGACTTAAAAGGGTATGTCCACATTGCCCATATGACCCACAAACGCCCCTTGCATTTTGTGCCACGCTTTTGCCTTTCCCTCTAATGTGGACAATGTGGGCTATGGCTTGGGAATTGCCCATATTGCCCACAAATTAAAGGCATATTGCCCCAACTAAAAAGCGATTGCCCATGTTGTCCACATTGCCCACGCTCTCAAACCCTTATATCTATTGGCTTGTAGGCTTTTGCGGCCTGTAGCCCCTTATTTCTGCTGGCTTCCAGGTTTTTGCCTGGTTGTTTGCGGCCAAAAACTTTTTGCATGGGGGGGGTAGGGCCGCGCCAAACAGCCCTATGGCGGCGGAGCGTTTGCCCAAACTTTTTATTTTTTTTATAAAAAATCTATGCTAATATTCCACCATGTTTGATAACTTTCATTCCTATGTGTATGAGCCACGCAAGCTAGAAGCTACCGAGGCTAGATTGCAACGCATATACGACGCTGCCAAGTTAGGACTCAAAGGCGACACGTTAGCCCTTGCTGCTGGGATGCGTCCTACCGAATACCGACAGCTCACGCAACTAGATCCTATTGCTGAGTATGCTGAACAAAAAGGCAAAGCCGATGGCGAGATGGAGTTATCAGCGATACTGCACAAAGCCGCCGCTGATGGCGACGCTAAAGCTGCGCTAGAAATTCTCAAGCACCAGCACGGCTGGGTAGCTAAACAACAACTGTCGATAGATGTTGAGCAACGCATCTCAATCACAGCCGCACTCGAACAAGCGCAACACCGCGTTATCGAAGGCGTGTTCAAACAAGTGGAAAGCCAACCAACCGACGCCGAAGCGTTCCACGTGAAACCTGAACGCAAACAAAAAGTCGCATAAATGCAATCCACCATCTACTCAGCGCAAGACGAACAAGAGTTAATGTCACGCCTGTGGAGTCCTGCAATCAAGGACAATCCGCTAGCGTTTGTGATGTATTGTTATCCGTGGGCGCAACAGGGTACGCCGCTGGAGAATTTCACAGGGCCACGCAAGTGGCAACGTGAAATCTTACTGGACATCGCCGAACATATTAAGCAGAACCAAGGCAAGCTGGACTTCGATGTGCTAAGAGAAGCGGTAGCGTCTGGGCGTGGAATTGGTAAGTCGGCGCTAGTGTCATGGCTAGAACATTGGATGTTATCTACTAGAATAGGTGCAACCGTCATCGTGTCGGCTAACTCGGAAAGTCAGCTCAGAAGTGTCACCTGGGCGGAGATAACTAAGTGGTTATCTATGTCCATCAACAGCCATTGGTTTGAGGTATCGGCAACACGGGTGATGCCAGCCAAATGGTTGACTGAACTAGTCGAACGTGATTTGAAAAAAGGCACGCGGTATTGGGGCGTTGAAGGAAGGCTATGGTCGGCGGAGAATCCTGATGCTTACGCAGGGGTTCACAACTACGACGGGGTAATGGTTATATTTGATGAGGCAAGCGGTATTGATGATTCTATTTGGGCGGTGACATCTGGGTTCTTCACGGAGAACACGCCCAACAGGTTTTGGATGGCGTTTAGCAATCCACGGCGGAATTCGGGTTATTTCTATGAGGCGTTCCACTCCAAGCGGGAGTTTTGGAAAAACCGCAACATTGACTCACGCCAAGTCGAAGGTACAGACAAGAACGTGTATGAGCAGATCATCGCTGAGTACGGTTCGGACTCGGTGCAAGCCCACGTCGAAGTGTACGGTATGTTCCCGAACGCGTCCGATGATCAGTTCATTAGCGTCAACACAGTCGAAGAAGCTATGCAACGGGAAAAGTACAAGGACAATACTGCGCCCATCATCATTGGGGTTGACCCTGCACGGTTTGGGTCGGACTCAACCGTCATCGCTGTCAGACAAGGGCGGGATGTAATAGCTATTAAGAGGCACAAAGGTGACGATACCATGGAAACCGTTGGGCGGGTGATTGAGGCCATCGAGGAATATCAGCCAACGCTAGTCAACATCGACGAAGGTGGGCTAGGAGCTGGTGTAGTGGATCGGCTAAAAGAGCAACGCTATAAGATCAAAGGTGTTAACTTTGGGAACAAAGCAAAGAACAGTATGATGTATGGTAACAAACGGGCGGAGATGTGGGGCGATATGCGAGAATGGCTCAAGTCAGCCAGCGTGCCTACGGATCGGTACTTGAAAAGTGATCTGATCTCGCCCATGATGAAGCCTGATAGCAAGGGCAGCATCTTCTTGGAATCGAAGAAAGACATGAGATCAAGAGGACTGGCGTCACCTGACGCAGCCGACGCTATTGCATTGACTTTTGCATTTCCTGTTGCACATCGGGAATATAAGGGTATAATCCGAAAGAATACGTACCAGAATCAAGGTGCAGTCTCTAACTCTTGGATGGGGTCATAATGGCTACTAAACACGACAAACCAATAGCTCGCACAACCACGGGTAAGGGTAAGAACTATAACCCAACGGATAAGGGTGCAGGGATGACCGCCAAAGGGCGAGCCGAGTACAATGCAAAAAACAACAGTAATTTAAAAGCACCTGCACCGAATCCGAAAACAAAAGCAGATGCTGGTAGAAAAGCATCGTTTTGTGCGAGAATGTCAGGAGTTGTTAAAAACGCTAAAGGCGACGCACCGCGTGCTAAAGCCGCACTTAAAAATTGGAACTGCTAAAGGAGAATTAAATGGCAACTAAACCTGGACTATATGCAAATATTTTAGCTAAACGTGCAAGAATAGAAGCAGGATCTAAAGAAAAAATGCGCAAAGTGGGTAGTAAAGGCGCGCCAACTGCTAAAGATTTTAAAGATTCAGCTAAAACTGCAAAGAAAAAATAATCATGCCGTTAAAAAAATCAGCTAGTCCTAAAGCATTTCGAGAGAATGTGAAAGCCGAAGTAAAAGCAGGCAAACCTGTCAAACAAGCGGTGGCGATAGCGTATGCTATGAAGCGTAGCGCAGCTAAACCAGCAGGCAAAATGAAAAAATAATGGCATACGACCAAACAAACATGAACCTTGTCGGTAAAGTAGCCGACGTCGGTAGCAACCCAACAACCAATGAAGATCCAAAGGATAAGCTATCT